GATGACATCAACAGAACGACTACAACAAAAAATCACAGAGCTAGAAGGCGACTTACTAGAAGCAAGAGACTACAAACCCACACATACATATATACATGAAACTACTGATCTATATTGTAGCGACGGCGAAATGCATATAGGCTACGGCAATGACAAATGGCTAGTATATAACACAGATCAGCTATTTAAAGATCTGCCTTTTATTATTAATCAAGTAGTAAAGGAAAATGCCAAAATGCAAAAGATGTATTTAAGTCAAATCAAAGAGGAGTTACTAAATTTAATGACCGAACCCGAAGACAAATACATGGACATAGAAGATCAGGTCGTAAATAATTCAGAAGAGATATGATACTATTAGTAGACGCAGACAGTTTAGTTTTTTCTAGTTGCTGTAAAAAAAGAGAACGACCAGACGACGAATATCATCAAACAGACATATCCGAAGCTCGTAATAAATTCGACGAACAGTATATGTCAATCGTTAATTCGCTAGAAGAGATGTACGAAATCGAAAAGGTTATGACGTTTAACGGATCTAAAGGCAATTTTAGAAAGTATATAGGGAATCAATACAAAAAAAACAGAGACTACAGCAATTTGCCGCCTCTATTGTTTGAGATGCACGATTACGTTAAGAGTCAATACGACAGTATAGTTGGTTATGGAGTAGAAACAGACGACATGGTAGCTAGGTATTGGAAAAAAATAAGCGAAGAGACAGACAGAAACAACGTTATGATCGTTTCCATAGACAAAGATTACAGACAATTTCCTTGCCTCTTATATAACTATCATTATAAGCATAAAGAGATCTACGATATATCAGAAGAACAGGCTTTATATAATTTTTACGAGCAAATGATTGCAGGAGACCCTGCAGACAACGTCAATTACTTTAAAGGTAAAGGTAAAAAGTTTTGCAAAAAATACTACGAAGACTGTTATACAGAATACCAATACAGAAAACAACTATATAAGCTATTTAAAGACAAGTATAAAAGCAAAGCAAAAGAGAAGTACTCTGAATGCTATAACCTCCTAAAACTTAGGACAAACTAAATAAACATGAAACAACAAGAAATTAAAAGAACGTTAAATTACAATCTATTTACAAAAATTATTGGAAACAGAACCTTAGATCCTAAAAACGTTAAAAGAATCAAAGAGTCTGTAGAATCAATCGGATTACAAACGCCTATAATGGTAAACTATAAGCATGGAATTATAGACGGTCAGCACAGGCTACAGGTCGCTAAAGAGTTAGGCATAGCTATTGAGTATTTTGTAGTCAAGAATTTTAAAGAAGAGAATATACATGACTTACAAATAAGCAAGAAATGGACGGCATTTGATTTTGCACAACGTAACGCTGCGACAGGAAACAAAGAATGTATACAAGCATTAGAAATATGTAATGATTGGCATATTGACTCTAAAAAGAAATTTAGTAAAACAAACATTTTAACGCTATTACTAACAGGATTACAAAACAATATTTTAACAAAACTAAAACAAAACGATTTTGTGTCAGACACATCTAGAGCTTGTAGAATATATAATTGTATTAAGATATTGTCAACTAATAAAAACGATAAATTTAATTCTTACTCAGCAAACATAAGCAGGATATTAAAAACATTAGATTATCAGTTTAAAGGACTAGACTATAAAATAATAGAAAAAATAAACAAAAAGCATTACTTAGAACACTACTCAAGTGCTAAAGATCAAACAAGATACTTAACAGATTTATATAAAAAATATGCTAAATAATACAAACCCAAATACTATTGCAGACAAGATCTCTGAGCTTTCAGGGATCAACGTCTTTATGGACAATAGAGAACGCAAGGTCGTTGAAGTTAGATCCTTACTTACATACTTGCTTAGAGATAAGCTAAAAATGAGGTGGAAAAATATCGTCTTGTTTTATGATCGTAACGGCAAGAAAATAAATATGGCAAACGTAATGCATAGCTATAAGAAATATAATGACTATAAAAAACAAAACCCTGCTTTAGATGACTTACAAAAGTCTTTTGTGTTTGAGCCATATACAAACTACGACGAGGTAGACAAGATCGACTACCTAGAAAAGAAATGCAGGAGGCTAGAGAAAAAACTAGATAAACAACTAAACAAATAAAGATATGATTGAGAAAGTAAAAATAACAGAAGTCTTTTCTAATCCTGTAAATCCAAGAACTATAAAAGAGGCAGAATTTAAAAAGCTAGTAAAGAGTATAAAAGATTTTCCAGAAATGCTAGATCTGAGACCTATCGTTGTAAATGCAGAAGGTGGCATTATAGGCGGAAATATGCGTTATTTAGCCTGTAAGGAGATTGGACTTAAAGTAATACCTGTAATAAGAGCAGAGAACCTAACAGAAGAACAAATAGAGCAGTTTATTATTAAAGACAATGTCAGTTTTGGAGAGTGGGATTGGGATATACTCGCTAACGATTGGAAATCAAACAAATTAAATGATTGGGGCTTGGGTGTTTGGCAGAACAAAGAAGATAATACTGAATTTAAGCCTGTAAATTTCCCTACTGAATCCGACAAAGAATCTATTGACGATAATATAAAAAATAAAAAAGACATAAAGACCACTTGTCCAGAATGCGGACACAAATTTAATGTAATGAAATAATGACACAAGAGGAAATACATTTATTTCTAGAGTTAGAAACTACTTTTACATTTGCCAAATCTAAAGCGAATATGTCTCCTACTTGCATATATAGGAAATACTATTCCGACTCTGTGTTTTTAGCAGCCATGAATCACATAAATAATAACGGGTATAAAGAAAAATTTAACAACAAAGAATACACATGCTATAATATAGAAGACTATAAATATTGGGTTATAACAGACGAAAAAGGATTTGACGATCCTAACGCAATAATTAATCGAGAAAAAATATAAACAACATGAAAAAACAAAGGCAGTATAGATCTAGGCAAGGAAGGTCTGATAAACAATACACAAGTAGTGTTAAGGTCATAGCCATTGCCTTTGTAGCAATAATAATAATAATTTTAACACAAATATAATGGACGAAAGTAGACACATAAAAAAGGAGAGCTTATTAAAATCTCTAGAGCAAAGTTTAGGGGTTGTAACCGTAGCCTGTAGAGAGGCGAACATACCTAGAAGCACATACTATAAATGGCTAAAAGAAGATCAGGTTTTTGCCGAACAAGTGCAAGACATTGAAAACGTAGCTTTAGATTTTGCCGAAAGTAAACTACATAATCAAATAGACGAAAATAATACCTCAGCGACTATATTCTATTTAAAGACAAAAGGAAAAGCAAGAGGCTATGTAGAACGTCAAGAAATTACAGGAGCAGAAGGAATGCCTACTAACTTTCAAATCGAGATAATTGGGTCAACTAAAGATAAAGACTAATATCGTATATGATCACTTATTAACTTCTGATAAGAAAATAATAGTTGAGCAGGGCGGTACTAGATCAGGCAAAACATATAACATAATACTTTGGATTATATTCGAGTATTGCACTAATAACAGAAACAAGGTTATTACTGTCTGTCGTAAATCGTTTCCTAGTTTACGAGCAACTGTTCTAAGAGACTTTATGACTATCTTAGAAACTCATAAGCTATACAGCGAACAGTATCATAACAAGTCTAATTCTGAATATTATCTATTTGGAAACCTAGTCGAGTTTATTTCGCTTGATCAACCACAAAAGATTAGAGGTCGTAAAAGGGATCTGCTTTTTATTAATGAAGGCAACGAGTTATATTGGGAGGATTGGCAACAGCTAGTTTTTAGAACACAGGAGCGTATTGTTATTGACTTCAATCCGTCAGACGAGTATCATTGGATATACGACAAGGTACTGCCTAGAGACGATTGCGATTTCTTTAAAACTACATACCTAGACAATCCCTTTGTAGAGGAGTCGATAAAAAAAGAGATTGAGATGCTTAAAGATACTGACGAGCAGTATTGGCAAATCTATGGGCTAGGCGAAAGAGCAGCAAGTCGAAGCACAGTATTTACATACGCTGAGGTTTCACATATTCCAGAAGACGCAGATCTAGTTGCATACGGCATGGATTTTGGCTTTTCTAATGATCCTAGTACGCTTGTTTCTGTTTACACTAAAGACATAAACCTGTATGTAAAAGAGCATCTATACAGAACCGCTATGACGACTAATGACATACATAAATTCTTGTTAAGCGAGAAGCTAGAGAACAAACCTATATATGCCGATAGCGCAGAGCCTAGACTTATTGAGGAGCTTAGACGTATGGGACATAACATTTTTCCAAGCCTAAAAGGTAAAGACTCTATTAACGCAGGAATAGATTTACTTAAAAGATATAAGATAAATGTATTGTCGACGTCTAGTAATGCTATATCAGAGTTTAGAAACTATAAATGGAAAGAGGATAAAACAGGCATCTTACTTAATACTCCTATAGATGCCCACAACCATATAATCGACCCATGCCGTTATGCGACATATTCAATTTTGTCAAAGCCTAGATTTGGAACTTATGCTATTAATTAAAAAAAGATATTAAACTATTTGTATT